AAAAAAATATTTTCCAAAAGGCATTTTTTCTTTAATTATGTGTTTTGCATACAAATCATATTTTTCTAAAATATTTTCTATAAACCATTTTTCAGGATAGCTTCTTCGATTTTTATCTGTGTTTATATGATTCCATCCTTTATGTTTGCCAATTTTTATTATTCGTAATTGTATATCTCTTAATTTGTCTTTGTGTTTTTGTGATAAAGGTATTCCTGTTTTATCTTTAAACATGCAAACTAAAGTGCCATCTTTAAATCTTTCTTTTTGTTCTAGCGATTGCTTGGCTACAAGTTCATTAGTTTCTTTTGTTTCTCCTTTATTCCATCCCCACCCGTGTTTGCCAATTACTTTAAAATTATTAGGATTTTTTTCACACCATCTCATATGATTTCCGCCATGAATCTGTGATAAATCTTTTCCACAATATGTACATATTTGTAATTTTCGACGGTTCGCCATACCTCCTTTATTCTATTTATTAATCTTCCATTTTTGTAAAATGATATCCCCAATCTTTTTCAGTTTGTGTAGGATGAAATTTTTCTCTCCATTTTTTAAACCATCCGTACTTAAATATCATAAATTGCCATTTAGAAGAATATTCTTCACATTGGTCAGAGCTAATAACTCCATCTTTAACTAATTGTTTAAGAACAATATCTTTAACTGTATTGGCATTTTCTGTGTATCTGTCAATCTCCAAAATCATTGCATCCACTTGCATCGTCTTCTTCTTTTAAGGGTTTTTTATAATTTGAACTTTTTGTATTGAAAACTACTTCTCCACAGTTTCTGCATATTTTTGTATCTTCGCCATTAAGGAAAGTTACTGTTTCATGACATTTTGGGCAATTCGTTACGTATATAGTCATATTAAAATGGTTGTGTTTCGCTACTTATTTGTAAATCATAATCGACAAAATCGCTAAATTTCTTTAAATCAACTGCTATTCTTTCAAATATTCTTTCATCGGACCATCCTCTTTGTAGCATACGTTCTTTTCGTATAGCTGAAGGAGTATTAACAAAAATAACAAAACAATCTTTTCTATCTCCAGGCTTAATATGTTTAATCCCGTCAGTTTCCATAATGAAAATATCGCATGAAAGCCATTCTCTTAGACCTGTGCCATATCGATTTCCATTGTACTCAACGTGTTCATAAAACGCATTATTTGCAACTCTATTGGCGAATTGATTGCCACTAATAAATTTGTAATCAATACCTTCCATTTCTCCTTCTCGAGGAACTCGCGTAGTATAAGATACATCAAATGTGTAACCTTTTTCTGCAAATTTAGTTCTAATGTAATTTTTTCCCGTAGCTGTTGGCCCTACTAAAATAATTCGTTTACTCATAATATGTATATTTGATAGTTATATGAAAAACAAAAGAGGAAGTTTTGGCTTCCTCTTCATTTTATAGTCCTAAAAATTCCATTTCTCCAAATGTAAGATTGTCTGTTCCTTTACAGCCTCCGTGGCCATCTGATTCAGTGTATTTTTTCATAATATCCCAATATGTATGCGCAAGCTTTTTATACGTTGGAATGTCTGCTTCAGTGATAGGCAAAAATCCGTAATTTTGAGTTAAATTTTCAAACGTAAAATGTTTGTACGCATGGAATCTATTTCGTTTGTATTTGTCTGAAAAACAACGATAGCACCCATTCGTATAATCAACTTCAAAAATTGTGTAGTCTTTTGGTCGAACTAAGTATTTAGACTTTGGCGTTTTCATTTAATCTGAGTGCTGTAAAGTAACCATCGGCCCAATGTATTCGGGCTCTGTATTCTTTATGATAAAATTCTTTTATAAGTTTCTTTTCTTCACCAAGAAAAAAATTTGACTTAAATCCTTTAAAATGATCACCCATTGAATCTAATTCATCAACTTCTTTAGTTTCTATAAGAAGATCAACTGGGAACCCATTTATTTTTTTAAATAAGACTGCCATTAGATTTCGCGAAATTTTAATTGTTGTATTGGCTTCAATCCATCAAACTGGATTGTGTATTCGTACCATGCGGGGTGCATACCACGTGTTCTATCGTCAAGTTCTTCAATTTTGTAAGCTTTCTTCCAAATTGGACTTTCCGAAGGATGTGAATTGAATTTGTCGTCTTTAACTGGGCTAATAACGATTTCTTTTGTCATGTTTTTACTTTTTTTAAGTGAATAACGTTTTCAATTTTCTGTTTTGCTACTACCACACGTTTATCATGTCTAATATAACTGTGCCATAACCATATTGATATTGCAAAAATGCCTATGGTAACAATTCCTACTCGAACAAGATAAGGGACAATACTTACGAGTTTCTTGAATTTGTCGTGAAGCATATTCAAAAAATGATCGCTATGATATGTACTTGGATCGTATCTATCAAATTTATCGCGATTTTCAACAATAAATGTTTCGATATTTTCTTCTGTCCATCCCATGTGTAAATGATTAGTTTAAATATAACAATTATATCTGAATAATTTCTATATGTTCTGTTAAAATTTTGTTAAAGATTCATCATTATATACAAAGACTGGACAAAGAATTTTATACTTTGTCGTAACTACGAAATCAAATGTATCTTTATTTGTAATTATTCGTGCATAATATCCACAAATTGAATCATTTATAATATCTTGATAAAGTAGATACATATCACCTTGTCTACGTAATAAATCTCCATAATCATCATAGTGTTTATTGTTAAATTTTTCTACTTTTCGAGGTAATTTTTCAATGTTTAATAATTGTGTTTGAACTTTTTGTAAAGAATTATCCACGTCTTTAGTATAGATAGTGTCATATATTGCCACACTTTTAATTTCAAATCCACCTTTTATGTGTCGTGTAATCCTGCCTTCATTAAATGAATTAAGAATTTTAGATTCTGGTGTTCCACAAGCAACTAAAAATAGAAATAATATGATTATCCATTTTATCATGAAAGATACACGGATACAAGAGCATCATATTCGTCTTTATTAACATTAAGTTCTTTCATGATTTTGCGTATTCTTGCATTATTCATAAAGAAAGTTGCGAACATTAATATTGCTATCGTTAACAATACGATTAAGTAAGGAATTAAAGCAGCTGCGATAAAACCTTTTGCTACATTTAAAACTGTGCCTAAAAATCCTACTGCAAATGAACTTAAAAGCAATGTAACTGCACCTTTTTTAAGCCATTTATCTTTTGGTAATGCGCTTGCTGAGAAATACTTAAAAGTAAATTTATCCCAAGCATTTGCGGGATGATTGTTGTAGGCTACTAAAAATTGCTCTTTAGAAATCCTGTCTGTGATTGTTGCCATTTTTATTTTATTTATTCAAGCAATATTAGAAGGATAACTTTGAGACTTAAACATATTGAATGAATCTTCCAAAGCGAATATCAATTTCTGCATATCGGCATCATAAAATCCTGCACATGAAGTACTTCCGCATTCAATAATTTTCCATCCTTTTTCTGTAAGTGCAATGTCAATGACAAATGTTCTTGCTAATTGGAATATATCGATCATTCTCTGAGCATACTCGATGGCATCTGGATCAACGTTTCCATCGTAATATAGGAAACTACCTCTCCTATAAGTTGAATACGTGATTATCTTTCCGCCTACAATCCAAAATCGGACTTCTTGAGTTATTTTCTTAGGACACGCAACCTGTATTTTTGTTTTACTTGGATAGTAATTATATTTTTTATTCACAAGCATATATTCTTTATGCTTTTCCCACAATTCTTTAGTAAACACTTTTCCTGTAAATACTTTGCTGTCTAAACAAGGACGAATAAATTGTTCTTCGTATTCCCATTCAAAATCATCATTAATTGCATAAATTCTTGAATCAAAATTTAAAAGTTCACTTTTATAATATTTAGCATAAACTTCATAATTATGATTTTTTGTAACCAAAGCTCCAGGATTCCATCCGTATTTCTTTGATAATCTCGCCAACTTCAAAGAACCAAACACGAATACATCCTTTCGATCAGTCTTGAATTCAACTGTTTCGATAAATGGTCTTACAACAACTACTTCATAGGGAAATTCGAATCTTTCTAAACATGATATGAGTTTATCATGTCCTTCTTCTCTAAAGAGATTGTCTTGAATAATGTAGTACATTTTAGCGTTCTGCTACGTGATGACAAGGTTTTTTCCAAATGTAGGTGTCTTTAATCTCCTCTTTAAGTTTGTCTGCTTTGAGAATATCACCTGATTTTCTGAGTTGATCGTATTTTTTCCAGCGTTCGTCTTCGCTCATTTGCGGTTTTTTATTTGTTTTCATAATTCCGCTCCACATTTGGAACATACATCTATAGTTCCGCCTGATTTAATTTTATCTTGTATTAACCTGTCGGGACCGATAGGACATACTCCGAGATGTTCGGCGCCTACGTAAATTCCTTCGAAACCTTTAATGGCGCCGTAAGAAGTTTTACCTTTGTAGACTCTTTTTTCTTGTATGATTCGAGTTACTGTGAAGAACCAAGATGCGCAGATTTTTGTTTGATATGTCTTCCCTACTTCAACAGGAACTTCCTCAATTATTTCTTTTTTCTTAATCATTTGTACTTATGTATTGGCGGAGAGCAGAGTACTCGAAACTCAATCCTTTCAGATCCACTCGCTTTCCAGGCGGTGACGGCTCCTGGCCGCGTTACTCTCCGTTTGCTGTTTTCTTTGCTTCTTCAATCAACTTAGCCAAATCTTCTGGAGATGTTTCAGCTAAAAATTCTTTTACTAATCTTAAAGATTTTGCGTATCTATCTTCCTCTTCTTTTTCAGGTATTAACAAAAATAAGTTTTTAATCTTTAGATTTTTTAAATCTTCTAAAGGAAGACAAACCATTATTTTATCTGGAAAATCACCTTCAATTACAAACCCTGGATAATCTTCAGGTTTTTGTGAATAACATCTAAATTTTTTCATAATTGTATTTTTGAGCCTGCACCCGGGATCGAACCGGGTTCTGTTCATTACGAGTGAACTATCCTCTGCCCTCTGGACGATGGTGGCTTATGCGGAGGCGGTGAGATTCGAACTCACACGTCATTAAAACGACACTCTCGGTTTTCGAGACCGGGCCGGTACCATTACGGTACGCCTCCATTGTAAACCGTTCTGGTTTTTGATTACTCAAATTCGTCCAGTAGACTTGCGTCTCATGACTTTTCTTGATATCTGAATACGGTTTTACGTTCAGATATGTCAATTTGCGGAGAGCAGAGTGCTCGAAACTCAACCGGGTCTTAACCGGTCCCTTAGTTTAGCAGACTAGGATAGTGTCCTAACTATTTTACTCTCCTTATATTATTTTTAATCTTATCAAATCTTCTTTTTTCCAAATTATTAAAGGCTCTTTAAATTGTCTCCATTTGCATTTATCTAAATCTGTTTCGTATCCTTTTATTTCTAAATACGTATTCCAATCATATATGTAAAAATCAGGTTTATAAGTTGATGCAATTTTATTTAAATTGATATACGAAAACCTCTTGTTATTTCTTTCCCATTTTATGCCAAGTGTATCTAAATAGATTGCGGTTTTTAATTCCCATGTGCCATCCACTTTTATTTTTCCGGCTATAGGACTTTCGTAATCATATTTTTTAGCTCTGCCACATTTTGAGTCCCACCCACTTGCATACTTTTTATTTAATGCACTTGTTATTTTCTCTCTTTTTAATTTTCTCCCCTCATCGGTTAATGGTGACCCATGAATTTTTTTCAGTGATGTTGATAAAGTATTTCCAATTTCTTTAGCTCTTTTTGGCCCGTATACCTCAATAAAAGTTTTTCCTTTCATATATTTACCTCCCTGAGGCACATATAAAGCTTGTTTTACTAAAACTTGTTTTTCTTTTTTAGTTAATCCTGAACCATCACAATGTTTTTCATGATTTTTTCCTTGTCCATGATTTTTAAATTTTTTTCCACAAATAGAACAACAATATTCTTCTTTGATTTTATTACGTTTTATATTTGTATGATATTTTTCATGATTAGTTTTTTGCTGTTTTAAAGGAAATTCTTTATCACAATAACTGCATTTATACATAATGTTTTTTTACTTATATTGAGTTTGCGGAGAGTAGAGGTGTCGATCCCCAAGCTGTTACACTCCACTAGTTTTCAAAACTAGGCTGCATGCCGATGCAGTTTACTCTCCATTTATTTGAGCCGAAGAAGGGTTTCGAACCCCCAACCTATAGTTTACAAAACTATTGCTCTACCATTGAGCTACTTCGGCATTTTTACCACATTTACGGTAATGTGGCCAACCAATACTTCCGCTCTTCGAGTGGAGTGAGCCTATACGAGAATTCGAATCCCGGTCTCCCGGGTACAAACCGGGCATAATGTACCAACTATACGATACAGGCATAAAATATATGTTTGAAAACCATTTGGCTATCTGAAGGTTGTATTGGAGTTAGCCAGCGCTACCGGAATTCCTATCAATACCCGAAAAACGTTTATGTACACTTGTGCGTTTTCCCAAAATCCATTTAAGGATTGTAAACATATACTTTGAGCACCTTTTCGGTTCCGACCCGAAGACCTCTTGCTTACCAAGCAAGTACTCTACCAACTGAGCTAAAAGTGCGTTTGCTCCGGTTCCTAAACCGGAGACTTTTCCTGGCGCCTGCCGGTACCAGTATTTTTAATAATGGCAGATCATTACCATTATTAACTGTGTAGGGACGCTGGGCTTCGAACCCAGATTACAGGCTTATAAGACGTGCGTCCTGACCAATTAGACGATGTCCCCGTGGAGCGGCCCCCTGGATTTGAACCAAGACCTCTACTGTTACAAGAGCAGTATTCTACAAAGAATTTTCTCAAGAGAAATGGTACCGTTTCTTCTTCTTCCTTAAACTATGGCCGCATTAAAAATTAATTTATCTATAGCCAGAATTTTGTCGTGTACGTACATTTATCTACACATTTGTGTCTCATTTCTGAGTGCCTTAACCCGGGAATTATTAAGTTGCGTTCCCTCTATCCCTATTTAAGTTGCATCGTTACGCGGTATAACGATTGTTTAGATCTTCCGCGGTTCGCAATGATGTTCTGAACTTCCTCTAGCATTTCTGCCAGCGTACGTATAATAAATTAATTATGTTATTCAAAGAACGTTTTCTCCATCTTTCTGTTGCTGATTCACTCATCTTATTTATTGTTTTTTCAGAAAGATTTTCTTTTAAATGACCCACTCTATTTTTTTCTACATTTTCAGTAGTCATTTTTCCATGAGGCTTTTTCATTTTTTGTTTTGATTTCTCAGAATGATACCATATTCCTGTTTTACCCTTGCTCCAAGAAATTTGCCCTTTATTTGCTTTGCTTATATTTTTTTTATGTTCTTCAGATTTAGGCTTTTTTCCTTTTATACTTAATTTAAGTTTTGTTTCTTCTGAAATGCAATCTTTAACATTATGACCACCTTTCCAACTTATATTATAGCCTTTTTGTGTTACATGTGTTTCATACAATATAATGTATTTTTCTTGAGCATCAAAAGCTTCCTTTTTAGTTGGAAAAAATTCTATAATTTCACGTTTAAAATTTTCTCTTCCGTATTCTAATACTTTTTCCCAAAATAAATTTCCACTCCCCAAATATTTATCTTTTTCAAGATTATTTGTTGAATGATCCCCTACGTATCGTTTTCCATTAATTGAATTAGTATCATCGGGACAATACGATAAATGATTATTTTTTATTTTTTGTTCAAGACGGACTAATTTTTTAAAATCTCCATCTAATAACTTTAATAAAAATTCTGTCTGACTATACGAACGATTTGTAAGGTCTGACAATTCATCTAACAATTTATCTTTATTATCCATAATACTAATATAATCAATATTTCTGACATAAAAAAATATTTTTCCATTTATTTTCAAAGAACTTGCATAAAAAAAGGGAACTAAATAGCTCCCTTAAATTTATGATACACGAGAGCATATTAATCCAGACCTGTTATTGAACTGGTTGTTGAGGACGTCGATATGCTTAAATTTCTTTTCATTGTATATTATATATCAAAGTTTGATTAAAGTTTTATATTACTTGTTGCATTATTTTTGATTCTATCTCCAATTTGCATATTTTTAACTACAAAAATGTTTCGTGTTGCAATCCAAGCATCTTTGGACTTAACTTCTGCTCCAATAAATTGGAGATATATTTTGTGATAACCTTCTAAATCGAATTTTTCTTCTTCAGTAAGAGGTAAATTTTGAAAAAGTGTTAAAAAGTCTTCTAAAGGTAAAACTTCATCAACGTTTATTTCGTCCCAAGTTTTCATAATGTTTGTGCTAAAGCGTATAACTTTTCGTTTGTATCTTTGATAATTTTGTCAGTTTTGACATTTTCATCTTCTGTGTAGCATGAAACTCTCCATTTTGGTTTTTCTTCCAAATAAGACCATTCATTCCAAAATTTTCCGCCAAAACCAAGTTTACCCTGAAATCTCCATTCCATTTGAAACTCATCTTTAGAGTGTGAATGAATAAAAGCTTCTCTCATTCCTTCTGGTGCTCCAATTTGAACAAGAATGTCATAAATTAAAGAGGCAATTTGTCTCGATATTTTCATTGTATTCCAAGTTTTATTAAAAGCTTTTCGAATTCATTTTTACGAATAACTTAATAATTTGGACGAGATTGTATCATACTCATCTGAAGATCAATTTGCTCATCATATTCTTTTATTGTGTCTACGATGGTCTTTTTCAAATTCTTTTTATTGATTTCTGACATTTTATTCAGTTTTTGGTTTTCCGCCTAAGCGTCTAACGATTCTACCTTTTGTTAAGTCATAGGGACTCATTTCTAAAGTTACCTTATCACCGGGCAATATTTGAATTGAATGCAATCTTATCTTTCCAGATAAATGTGCTATAATGACATGCCCGCTATCCAATTGTGCTTTGAAAATTGAGTTTCCTAAAGCTTCAGTTATTTCGCCTTGTACCTCGATTGGTAATTGTTTTGCCATATTATTCGTAATCTTCGTAATGTTTTTTTACTAATTCCATTCCTTCCTCTTCAATAACGTCATCTACCATGCCAAAAAATTTATCATATTCTTCACCATCGCAATCGTCAAGAGCTTCTACATCTCCATCAAAAAATTCTTCGCCAATTTCAACCAAAAGCTCGCCATCATTAGATGAATATTCGAATTGAATATCATCGAAAGTGTCTTCTTCCTCATCAATAAAACGTTCAAAATAAGTTCTTATGGCATCTTTTATCTCGTCTTCTTTTTCGTTGAGTATTTCTAAAATTTTGCTCATATTAATTACTTATTATAGTCTTTAAGTGTTTCTTCACGAAGAAATTCAATGAATTCGTCATTTTCATGCATAGTAATAGTGAATTCGTATGTGAATAAGTTTTTCTTGAATTTTTTGTTCAAAATTAAATGAATAATGAACATTATAATGGCCATAATGGCCAAAATGGCCAAAACTAATCTTACTCCTGGAAAAAGAAGAGCTAATACTAGATCAATATAAGCAAATATTTTGAATAACATCATATATGTAAATAATACATGCAGTTTTTCAGTGAAATATTCTTTTTGTTTTTCTCTGAAACGGTCAATATTGTTAATGAGTAAATCATTAAAATACTTAAAATACTTAGCCCTTGCTTTAGCATTCTTAAAATTAAAAGAATTCGTAAATTTAAGACCTTGAAATTTAATCGTTTTAACCATTTTATTGTAATTGATAGTACTAATATAATAAAAAAATCCGACAAATAAAAATATTTGACGGATTATTTTCATATTTTTTAAAAATTATTTATCTGCTAGTCGTTAAAAAGTTCTATCTTGAATTTTGAACTGCTGTACCACCTATAACAATTTTACCTTGAGCATTTTTCATCATTTTAAGAATTCCAATTTTTGGGTCTGACAATTTAGCCTGAGCCATTTTAAGAATTTCAATTTTCTTATCAAGTGGTTGTTTTAGGATAAATTCTTTTGATTTTGCATTTTGTGAAAATTGTTTGGCAAAAGCGGTAGCTATTAACTGGTTGGCTGTTTTTTCATCTTTTGGGTCAGTAAGAAATTTATCAACACTGCTTTTTAAAGAGTTAAATAAGCCTTTGCCAACTTCTTGACTTTCATTAACATCGCGAAGGTCTCTAAATTCCTGAACGCTTTCTACTACTATTTTTTCCATGTGATATATTTTTATTTTATTTATATATTCATGCTAAAATTTGTCTCGATAATATTCTATCAGTTTTTTTATATCTTTGTCT